ATCGAGACAAGTCATGAGAGGTACTACAGCAGGATCACTCCGATACGATATGTCTGGAAGAAAGCGCAAGACCAAGGCATTGAATACAGCGAAGCGTTATAAGCCCGCATTCAAGGAGCTGAAGCCCAAAGCACTCCACCCAAACTACCAGTCTCAAGCTGACATACCGTCTGCTCCACTCACTCCAGCACCGTCAGGAGCTGTCCTCGACACGTCATTCCGACAGGAAGTATCAAAAAACTACACAGTATCAATAGCTTACAACAAAGGCGCATACCAAGTGGTGCCAAATTCAGACCTGAAACACATAGGAAAATAGTTGTTGACACCTATATAGATCTATAGTATACTTGATTATTCAAATATGAGAGAAATATATTATGAGTAAAGAGCCTGAAAAGTACGTTCGCAAGAAGATCCGTAAACCACGGAAGCCCATGTCACCCGAGCAAAAAGCTGCCGCTGTCGAAAGGTTAGCGAAGGCACGTGAGAAGCGCATGCGCGAAAATCCCCCAACGTATAAAAATATTGCACAGTCAGTCCTTGACTTGCCAGATGACGATCCTTTACATATGTCTAAAGTAAAGGTTTGGATCAAGAACCAGAAAGAGATTGCTTCTATTGAGAGAAAGAATCATAGAGCTGGTGTCAAAGGTGCGCTCGCCAAGCAGCTACGCGCTGAGGCATATTCACGGAACATGCAACGTTACCTTGAAAGTGGTGAGTGGTCTGATATGTTTTGGGGCGAAGAAGGGCAGAACAAAATGGGATCGATCTGCCTGACACCTGCTTATGATAAAGACGGTAACATCAAAAGAACTCAAGGCACGTTCTATCAAGACCTTGGATATGTTTGGGGTGTTCCAGAAGACAAAGGTGGTATGCCTGCGAACTGGACTGAAAGTGAGCCGCAAGAAACTCAAAAGATTATTGGTGCAGGATTATCAAACTTAGAGGACTTTTTTAGTGAGTGATGTAATTAACTTTTCAGATAAGCTGAAAGAAAAGCGCAAGAAAACAATACAAGAAAGATATGATGCGTATTGTGAAGAGACTGATGACATTGTTGAAGAATGGGTTAACAGTCTCCTTGATGATCTGATAGAATCAGATGTTGCTGATGACAGCGTGGAGTTTTCAAGAGACTTTGTTTTTGCTTCTGAAGCTGTGCGTTCATTAATCTACCGCAGTCGTGGTGATACTCACATGTTTCAAGAGATAGCTGATAAGATGCTTGACATTGAATGGTTTGATGATGAGCGTATCAAGGCAACGTGGATGGTAGACGTTGAGAAAGGTATTGACTTGCCATCAGCTGTGGATGATGCTGCCGAGGTTATGTCAAAGAATGATGAAGGTGCGAACGATGAGTAAGAAGACAAGGCTTCATGTTAACCAACATAATGTTAGGCATAACAAAAAGAACCCTGACGACTTGCGTCCACCTTTAACTGTAAAAGATTACACCCAGAATCGAAAGTGCTACACTGCCGATTTAAAACTGCCAGACGGAACAGTGGTTGCTAAATTAATTAGTCAACCAAACAAACCGCTATCTTGCGGTGCGACTGTCTGGATAGAAACTGAACTAGATGTTGTAACATACGACGAAGTGAGTTAAAAATGATATTGCTAGACTTAAACCAAGTAATGATCTCTAACATGATGAAACAATTAGGTGTTAGTGGTCAGGTATTTGAAGAGGGGCTTGTGCGACACATGGTACTGAATAGTATTCGTGCGTACAAGAATAAATTTGGTAAGGAATATGGTGAGCTGGTTATTTGTTGTGATGACAGAAACTACTGGCGCAAAGATGTATTCCCATACTACAAGGGACACCGTAAGAAGGATCGAGAGAAGTCTTCGATTGATTGGGTTATGGTGTTTGAGTCGCTCAACCGTATTCGCGAAGAGCTGAAAGAATACTTTCCATATCGTGTTGTACAGGTAGAGCGTGCTGAAGCTGATGATATTATCGGTGTATTGGCTACTCGCTCTGGCTCTTGGTTGAACAACGAAAGCACTGAGCGAATCCTTGTATTGTCTGGTGATAAAGACTTTGGTCAACTCCAGAAGTATACTAATGTCGATCAGTATAGTCCTGTTCTAAAGAAGTGGATCCGTGTTCCTGACCCAAGACGCTTCTTGCGTGAACATATTATGCGTGGTGACAGGGGCGATGGTATTCCAAACTTCTTATCTAATGACAGCTGTATCATTACAGGTGAAAGGCAGAAGCCCATCCAATCAAAGAAGATAGATGACTGGGTTGACAAAGAGCCTGAGCAGTTCTGTAATGAAGTCATGTTACGAAACTATCGTAGAAACGAGCAGTTAGTTGATCTTGACCAGATACCTTCTGAGATTGTTGATAAGATTCTTGAAACATTTGACAACTATGAAGTTCCACAGAAACGTGGTTTATTGAATTACTTTATTAAATTCAAGTTGAAGAATCTTGTCGAGCATATTAGTGAGTTTTAAATGTTTATAATAAAGGATGGGTTTTATAGTGATCCTATGAGTGTCAGAGCAAATGCATTGGCAATGGATTTCAACACTTCAGGAAACTATCCTGGATTTAGAACAGACACTCTGACTCACGATATGGATTATTTTTGGAATATGAAAGAAGTGTTTAGCGAGTTGGTTGGTGAAGAAATAACATATTGGCCAGATCAATATAACACATCATACCAGTATACCACTGCAGATAGCACAACATGGACTCACCACGATGCCACTACTTGGGCTGCTGTGATATACTTAACACCTGACGCACCGAAGGAAGCTGGCACTGCGATCTACAGAAACAAGCAATCAGGAATCTACAGGTATGAACCAGAATCTCTTGAACCTGACTATAATGAAGTTCCTCACAAAGAAGAAGATTGGGAGATTCTTGATCAAGCGAGTAATGTGTTCAACAGATTAGTGTTATATCACGGAAACTTATATCATAGAAGTGTAGTCGCAGGATTTGGTGATTCAAAATATAATGGTAGATTGTTTCAAACTTTTTTCTTTTCTACTAAATAGAAATAGATTTTAATTGATTGAGGATTTACTAATGCCAAGATACCACACGTTCCATGATGTTTTTGTAGAAGTTGAAGAAGCGAAAACGAGAAAAGAGAAGATTGCTGTATTAAAAAAGAATTCATCTGCAGCACTGAAAGCCATTTTGGGTTACACTTATGATCCAAATGTTAAGTGGTTGTTACCTGAAGGTGAGCCACCATACACACCTTTGCCTGCAAGCGTGGACCAACAAGCAAGGTTGATCGGAGAAATCCGCAGACTTTACTTGTTTGTCGAAGGTCCAACTGAGGCGCAGCAAAATATCTCTTCTGCTCGCAGAGAGAAGTTGTTTATTGAAATGTTAGAAGTTGTTGACCCAAATGATGCTAAAGTTCTTTTGGGCATGAAGAATCGTAAGTTGCCATACAAGGGACTTACAAGGAAGCTGGTTGCGGAAGCATTCCCGACCATATCTACAAACTGGTGAAAAGAAGATAAGAGTCTAATATGGCTAAGAATAAAATCAAACGTTACAAACAATATATTGAAGAGAATGAAGACTTCTCTCGTAAAAGGCGTTTGAAAAAAGAATCAAGACATAACTATAAAGTTGAGCTTGAGCACGCTATTGAGAATGAAGAGTGGGATGATATAGATTATGAAGAAAAAAATAGCGTTCGTAATAGGTAATGGACCAAGCCGCAAGGCTGTTGATCTTTATGACCTACACTACACGTCTGGTGTCACATATGGTTGCAATGCCATATACCGTGAATGTCAAACCATAGACGTGATTGTTGCTATTGATGATGGTATGATCAAAGAGCTTGAAGCCGCTGATCTTGGTGCGACCGAACTCGTTATCCCGCCTGAAGACGAAAGATGGGAACATCCCGAATTCAATGTCAATCGTAGACGATCCAATGCTGGTATGAATGCTATGAGCGAAGCGATCACTCAAGGATGTAATATATTATATTGCCTTGGGTTTGACTTCTTATTGGGCGGTGAAGCGTCTGTTGACAATATCTTTAAAGGCACAAAGAACTATGGTAAAGAAACTGCAGCAAATGTTTCTGATAACAACCATAGAGCAAGATACTTAGAATGGTTCGCCAAACGAAATCCTGATATACAGTTTGTCATGGTAGTTCCTAATGGCGAGCAAACAATTATGGCGATTGATGGTGATAATATCTTTGGTATGGCTATGGATACATTTCTTACTAAATTAGAGGAAGAAACGAATGTCGACTGAACAAGCAGTAATCTACCTTCTGAGCATAATCGCTTGCGGGTATTTCTCATTTAAGACTGGATT